GATGTTTAAATCTCCAGTTCCTGCATAATCTTTAGACTTTAACCATTTCTCATTTGCCATATCAACTCCTTCTGAGAATATTGGACTTCCGTTAGATATAGTTTGAGGTGTTGTTTGGTCTAGGTTTACTTTACCATCTACTGCTGTTTTAACTGCTTTCTGTGTAGGATAATATGTATCAGAATTGTCTGTTAAGCTAGTCTTTTTGTTGGCTGAATTTTCAGTAGTATATCCAATAGTTGCTTCTTTTCCTGCTAATGCAGTATGAACTGCTTTTGCTGTAGGATAATCAGCATCGCTTTCAGTAATAGTTGTCTTCTTGTTTGCTGCGTTTTCTGTTGTGTAACCAATGGTTGCCTCCTTTCCATTTAATTCAGTTTGTATTTTATCCCAATCGTTTTTAGAAGCTACTCTTTGGACAGTATAAGTTTTACCTGCAATGTTTAAATCTCTTGCAATGTTTGAATCGCCTTCTCCATTATAGCTATTTCCTGCTGATGGTTGCTCTATTGTTATTGTTTCTGTTCCTGTGTTTACTCCAGTTACTCTTAAAAAGACCGCGTAAGGATCTGAATCAGGAGATGGATAATCAGTAGAGTTAAAAACAACTAAATTATATGCTCCATAAGTGGTTGGATCAATAAAACTAGAAGCAATACCACTTCCAACAGTAAAAGTTGTACTTCCTGAAAGGATTGTAGAAGTTACTTCGGCTTCAAAAAAGTTTTTTACTGGATCTAATGCCATATATTTTATTATTATTTAATCTTATTAATATTCTTTAGCCTATCTCCAATTAAGGAGACAGGATAAAATATATTAATCAATATCGAATTTGTGTGTTAACTCTAAAGAATCTCCGCTTAAAACTGGGATTGCACTAAATACTTGGTGATTTAATAAGTCTCCAGCAGCAGCATCGTTTAATACTCCTGATTCAGAAATATTAAATGACCCTGTAAAAGTGAATGTCTTTGTCAAAACAATTGTATCATTTGCTACATCTGTTGTTTCTTTTGTAACTGTTGCAGTTGCTCTTTCTCCTCCAGCTGTTGTGATTTCAGTTTCAAGAGCTGTGTCAGTTGCAGCAGCAGGTGTTGTTCCTTCTCCAATAGCAATGTAATTTGCTTTTGCTTCACCGCCAGAATCTCCAGAATCTAATGCAATTCTTGCAGCTACAAGTGCTTTTCCTGCATCTGTTACAAGGTTTGCGATAGTAAATTCTTTATAAACTCTGCCGTCTGCGTGCTTGAAAGTATATGTAACATTGTCAAACATTCCAAACTTTCCTCCAAAGATTCTTGATACTCTGTGAGTAAGCTTTCTGATAAAGTTTAGTATTGAATACTTTATGCTCATAAGTTTAATAATTAGAACCATCATCATAAGCTGGATTGCTTTCAGTTTCCCTGTCTAGATTCATTTCTTTAATAGAATCCATCTTTAAAGCTAAATCATTCATATAGTTTGATTCTTTAGCTGTTAAAGCTCTTGGTTTGTCCTGAGAGCCTTTCCAATCTATTACAATGGCTGTTGCTAATAATTCGTGAAATTGTCTTGGAAAACCGCAAGTAATAGGTGATAACCTTGTACTAATGTCAGTTGTTATAGACAAATCAGTTAAATGCTTAGGATAAACAATAGACCAAAGTTTTAATCCATCAGTAACATTCTCAATCGCATCTTCAGATAAGATAATAATTTCGTTACCAAATATCATAAAAGCTGGATCTTTGCCACTCCAAGCATCTTGTATAGATGTTTCATCAGTAGCTATGTTCAAGAATGAAATGTCTTTTTCTTTTAAAACATACCATTCATCGTTGATTTTAGCCTGTAAATACTTAATCTGAGATAATAGTTCAGGAGGAAGAGCATATCTTCTCTTACCAGCCTCAAGGTTTCTTATATCTTCAAATCCAAAGTAGTTTTCATTTGCTTTAATTATTTCAGCAGCAATATCATCAATGTGAATATTAGCGTATGAAAGAATATCAGCATCTAAAAATGTAGTTGAGTTTGTTTTTGTTCTAAGTCTTACTAATTTTGCTAATTCTACTGGTGTCATATTTTTTTAAAGGGAGGTTTCCCTCCCCTTATTTAAGAAATCTGTTCTAATTGATAGAATGTTGGATCGTATGTATCTATATATACTGCGTTTGGAGCTACTGTTGCATCTGCTAATTCTGTTGTTCCTCCTACGAAATCTCCTGTTCCTGTTGGATTTACAATTACAATACCAAGTGAAATTTCTCCGTCTGGTACTTCTGGGATAACCATTTTTGCCAATGTGTCTCCTACTGTTCCTAGCGTTGCAGTAACCGTTCCTGCATCGTCCATTGATAATAACCAACAATTGAACTTTCCGTTAGCAACTGTTCCTGCAATAGCTACTTCTGCTGAAGCCTTTTTTGCTAATGCTCCTGTTGAAGTAAAGTAATAAACTGTGTTTGCAATTTTTACTTTTTCTGCTTCTGAAGAACCAATAACTAAACCTGCTGCATTGAAAGCTTTTGAAACTTTAGCGAAGTTTGTTTGAATTGCGAGCCATCTTGCTCTATCGTTTGCATTTGAACTTGATTCTGAATTTGCGTTTATAGCCATAATTTTTTTAAATTAATTAATCTAATGCGGCTTTCTTGTCAGTATCATTCTCAATTGACGAATCAATTAATATTTCCTCTGACTTTAGAAAATTGAATAGAATTTCAGCAACTGATTTTGGAACATCAGCTGACATTCCTTTTTTGATTAAGTATTTATAACCATTAATCGTTACTGTTTCAGCAGCACCTTTTGGGTCTTGCTTTGATCTTGGAATAAAAACTGTTTTCTTTGGCTCTAAAGACAATTTAAAACCAGTTTCATTCTCAGATAATTCTATTCCTTTTTCTAACTTTTCAGCAATAACTTTACTAAAATCGTTTATTGCTTGCTCTTTTTCTTCAAAACTTTTAACAGCTTTTCCAAAAAATAGTTGTGGGAAGTCTTCAGTTATAACTGTTTTTTCTACTGGAGAGATTGTAGTTTCTACAACCTCTTTTTCTCCAGTAACTTTTCTTCCTCTTGGTATTGGTGCTTTACTCATAAGTTTGTTCCAATGTTAATGCTTAAGCAGTTACACCGTGTTCGATTCTAGTAATGAAGTCATTGTTTAGAATCTTTGCTACGAAAGTTGCTTTCCAACCAGATGTTTGTCTTTGGTTTAATGGATCTGCAGAACCAGCTGAACCTAATGGTTTAACAATGTTTTTCATTGCTTCACCTGAGATTCTTGTAATTCCGTAAGCATCTGTACCAAAAATGATTGTTCCGTAAACATCTACACCACTTGCACCCTCTCCAGCAAATACTGCTGCGTTAGTAGATTCAATGAATCTTACTTCATCTAATTTACCAACTTCTCCTTCCATAATGTCAGAGATTCTAGCGTATTTTTCTACTGGGATAAAAGTTGATTCTCCTTTTAGATCGTAAGTAGTGTTTGGGTGAACAATTCCGATGTATGCTGGTGCTACTGGTTCTGTTGAAATGCCAGTAGAAGCATTAACCATTGATGTTATTGTTCTTGCTTTGTTTTTCTTTAATGTTCTTACAGCCTTTTTAATTAAAGCAGCTGTAATCTTGTGTGTAGCAGCAATGTCATCTCTTTCAGTTCCGTTAGCGTAACTTACGCTTGTTCCTGCAACAACGATGTGTCTACATAGTTGGTCTAATGTGTCTCCTGCTTGATCTCCTAAAATTTGAGCAGCTTGTGTTAATACTGCGTCAGGAGATGAAAAATCTACTACATCAGTTACTGTTACATAATCACCGTATTGGCTGATTTGTGCAGTAATATCTGTTATTGATAATTGGCTTCCAGTTGGTGTAATTCCTTCAGATAAAGCAGATGTAGCAGCACTTAAGTTAGAATATCTTCTGAACTTAATTGTGTCTGTACCTCCTTTTCTTGGAATGTCTCTTACTTGAGCAAACTTTGTGTGAAGCAATCTTGGAGCTGCTCTTAAAAGTAAAGTTTTGTCATAGTAGTTGTTTACCTCTGCTGGAATTTGTGTTCTTGTTGTATTACTCATATTTCCATTTTTTTATTGGTTTATAATGTTCTATCTGCCGTAAAGAATTTTGTTTTGATAATCAATAAACTCTTTATCGGTCATATCTGAGATTTTTTTCTCTAAGATGACTGTTTTTGAATCAGATCCAGTAGCAGTTGCAGCAGCTTCTTTGCTTGCTTTTCTTTCCCTTTCTGCTCCAAGAGCAATAAGGTCATCTCCAGCAACTTCGTAAGCTACAGCTTTAAGAGGTAAGTTTTTCCTTGTAGGGTGTTGCCACCATTTAAGTATCTTATCTTGATATGGTTTGAACTGTTCGTTTTTACTGATAAACTCATCGAGTTCTTTCATATCTTGCAAAAGTTCTCTTTCCTCCTCTTTTTCTATTGCTATTTTTTCTAATTCTTCTAACTTGCTACCGATTTTTTCATCGACAACATCTTCCACGAGCTTTTTGTCTCTTGGGTTTACTTCATCGTCTTCATCGCTTTTTTGCTTGTTAGCTTTATTGCGAAGTCTTTCAATAATGTAATCCTTCTTAGACTTTCTTATTTTAGGCTCGTCTTTTTCTTCTTCTTTAGGCTCTTCTTTAGGTTCTTCTTTGGTTTCTTTAGGCTCATTGCCTTTAGTTTCCTCAGAAGTATCTTTTGAAGCGTCTTCAGATTCAGAAGTAGTGTTTGTATTCTCTTCAGAATCTTTCTCAACCTCTTTAAAATGTGATGTATCGCCATTGGCTACATCTAATTGTAGCTTTTGGAATTCTGCATCACTCATAGAAGAAATTGGCTTTTGTTCATCTTCCATATTTTATACTCACTAATACAGTAAATGGAGAAAACTATAAGTAGTGGATTAGCTCTTGCTGACTAGGCAAGGAAAGGTTTAATAACCTTTTAGCAAGGAGGTAAAGCCGACCAGAACCTCCTCACTAAAAGACTATCAAAGTCTTTTTATTTTTTATCAAACGGATCTTCTTCTCCGAAAAAGTCTTCTTGTTCTTCCTCATCTATTCCTCCGTCTAATTCTTTTAACTGTCTTTTAGGTAATTCTCTTATAAGTCTTGATATCTTTACCATTGATTTAGCATCTATTTCATTGTCTTTGCTTAAAGTTCCTTGAATAATGCTGTCTATAAGTAACTCCTCGTTTTCCTTTAAAAGTCTATTAAGCCACTTCCAGAAAGGTGATTTAATTCCTTTGGTTATGTCTAATATGGCTTTATTAACTTCTTCTTCTGTTTTAAATGTTGCTAACTCTAAGTCTATTTTTTCAATCATAGTCTTGTAGCTTTATTTCTTACTTCTTCTTGAATTATTGGAGCAGCTGTCTTGTTTAAAACATTTTCAGATGGCTGTGTATTGTCTTGTATTATTTCAGCAGGGAATAGTTCAGGGTTTTCCTTTTTCTTAAGTAGTGCCATTCTGTGTGCTTTCATATGGGCATATTTAGCAGCAGTATCATTTGCTTTGTTATGTATCCAGATGTGCATATTATGATCATCTGATGGCATAACTTTAACTAACTGATTTTTGTCTAATACTTTGTTCTCGTCATTTGCATCTAATTCATCAATTGTCTGTGGTACAATCGCATCAATTACATCTGCTGGAATATCATTTAATCTTCCAAGTTCTCTCATTGCAATAATCTTATTTGCATCAGGATAAGTTAAAGCTAAAGCAGACCAGTTTGTAAAACCTTGTAATAGTTTTTGTCTTTCGTAATCAGCTAAGTTTTTTGATTCTACTTTTACATCAGGATCAACATTTGTAATAATGTCATCTTTTCTAATCTCATTGAATTGGTAACCTAATGCTCCTGTAATTCTTAATTGTTTTTTATCAATTCCATCAGCAAAGTGGTGCTTGTATAACATATACCAATCTCTTGCAAACTCTTTCTCAGACCAGCCAAATATTTTAGATGATAAAGATTGTCTTGTGTTAGCTCCTTCTGAAACTAATTCTGTTTCTGTAGCTGTTCTATTATCTGCATTCATTTGTCCTTGAAGCATTTGAGGTGAAGCAGTAGCTTTTTGAGCAGCAGTATCAAGCATATTTAATATAAACTGTGCATCTGCTTGAATTGGTTGCCTTTGAATAGGAGTCATTGCATTTGAAACATCTCCATTAACTGGAACAAACTTATTAAATCCAAACTTTAAGTTGTTTCTGTTTTTAATTTTAGAAGAATTGTACAAGTACATAGGATTAATTGAGGATTTTACACTCTTTAAGCCTAAGTTTTGAATAACTGCTCTTTCTCTTTGCTTATCTTCTGTCATATCTGGAATAGAAACACCGTCCCAATCGTGTGCTAATTGATAAATAGGTCTATCAATAACAGGAAACTTGTATTGATTTTTTAAAACTTGATACCTAATAATTAACTTTCTATTGTTTGCTAAAATAACCTCAACTCTTTTTCCCTTGTGAAAAGTAAACCATTGAAGTAATTGGCAGTTATCAACCATTTTATTTGGTGAATCTTGCAATTGAGATTGATTTTGCCTGTTTTGTGCATCATCTTTAGCCCTTAACTCTTCTGCTATTAAAGAATTAAATACTGGAGGAGTTGGCTTGATTTGATCTACATTAGTAAAAGAAGGGTTTGACTTAAGCTCTTGCTTTGACATTTGAACTTCTCTTCCGCAGAATCTAGCTCCATTTCTTCCTAAGATATCTCCATTCATTGTTGATGCTCTTGGGTCTCTTTCAAAAACAAGTGGTGATATAACTTGAGGGATTGGACAATTAACAGTTCTGTTAAATTCCATATTCATTAAAAGTCCTCTTCCATAAAATGCAGAATCCCAGATCCAGTCATAATCAAGCTTATCTTTTTGCATTATAGAGTAGTCATACTCATACATCTTTGTTAAGTTCTTTGCTCTGATTTCATCTCCTGATTCTCTTGGAACAAAAATAGTATTAAAAGAATCATTGTATAAGTTAGCTACAACAGTTTGCATTGTAGTAAACATAAGTGGGTCTCCAATAGCTTCCTTGTTTCTCTTTTGATTGTTTAAAAGTCTAAGCCTTAGCTTCCATTCGTCTTTTTTAGGCTTTAAATGTTCTGTTGAAAGCTTAAACTCTACTTCTACTTGATCTATTAGGTCAGAAAAATCCCTACCTTCTTTGGATAGCTCATCAACTTTTTGTAAGTCTTTCTTTAATTCATTAGGTAATTCTTCTTTTTTGTATGTTTCTTCCATTGTTTTTTAGCTTTATTTCCAGATATAAATAAAAAAAGAGCAGTCAGCTCTTCTTTGAATTAATAAATAATTTTCTAAATTGTATTTCTTTAGTTTTCAATGCAGTAAAAGAATTTATCTTAATTTACTTAATTTTATCAAATAAGAAATAGATGTGTCAATATGGATCGTATTCGTGATTTTCGTCTGCAATAAGTGAGGTGTCTTCTATCTCTACATCTCTTCTAATTGATTCAAATTCAGGATTAATAACTAAGGCTCTACCCACGTTTTCAATAAAGTGGTCATCTTTATCAATTGGAGTTTGCTTAGGGTCTTTATTATCTGCTGTTTTTCCTTTGTACTCGTCCCAGATCCAATGCTCTATCTCATAGATGAAATTATTGCAGGTATTAAAGACATAAAGCTCTGGTGTGACTATAAACTCATTATTCTGTTTTTGATAGCTTAAAGCGTCTCCTAGCCGTCTATTAGCTAATTGTCTTTGCTTTGGAGCTTCCCTATAATAAAGTCCGAAGTCTTCAAGCTTTTTAGCTAAACTTGTTTCGTGATGTTGGTCTTCAACAAAAGCAGCAGGGTCAGCATAGTGTGCAACTACTCTGTATTGAGAATCTATTCTTTTAATTCTTTGTGCTAATTCAGAAGAAGAGCCTTTAAACTTTAACTCATCTATGTAAAACTTTTGTCCATATTTATCAACTGCAATCCAAGAAACAGCATCAGGCGTTCTTGGGTGAGGGTCTAGCATATTTATAACAACATAATCTTTGTCTGTGATTGTAAAAGGATCAATACAATGCACTCTTCTGTCCCATTGCTTATAAACTAAACCAGTTAAGTGTTGAAACTTTCCTTTGATTCTGGCTTCTTTTTCATCTTCAGGATACTCTGCAATCATTCGATCTATATCTCTATCATCTAAAAATCCTCTTATCCCTCTTGTTTTAGATGCACTCCAGACATCTGCTTCAATGTAAGTTCTCTGTCCTTTCTCTCCATCAGTATTACAAATCACTTTATCATAGATCCAGCCAGCATTTGTTAGTGGCGTTAAGGTCATCATCATAACTCCTCCCATTCTTAAACGAGAAATGCAAGCAGTATATATTCTATATGGTGGTGGCTCATCTAACCAAACCAATCCAACTGAAATAGATTCAAACTCTTTTATGTCTTGATCATAAGTCATTATATCTATTTCCCAGCCAGTATCTGTTTTAAAGTAAGATTCAAAGTTCT